TGACCCCGGCGACCTACGTCGGCCTGTCCGAGCGCCTGGCGCGCTGGGAGGCCTGAGTCCTATCGGCTGGGGGGGGGGGGGGGGGGGGGGGGGGCGGGGCGGCGCCCCCGCCGGGGCGGTGCGGCGCGCGGCAACCACGGTCTGCAGATTGGCGCCCTCCTGCGCCGCGAACTCGAGGCGCTCCCAACCGGGGTTGATGATGACCTGGTCGGCGGTTTCCGGCGCCGTCGTGCGCTCGAACGCGAAGCCCAGCGTCAGGCCCGTGGTCGCGGGCACCTCGGGGGCCGTGCAGGTGCCCGTCTCGGTGGGTTCGGCCTGGCGTTTCTTGACCTGGCCGACGACGGGCGTGCCGCCGCCGCGGGTGGTGACGGCTGCCCAGCCGGCCTCGACAGGCGTAGAGGTGCGCACCGTCAGCTCGGGGGCCCAGGGGCCGACGGCGACCGTGAACCGCATCGTCCCGATCCAGTACGGCTCGACGAGCGTCGCGAAGCCATCGGGGTAGGTGAACGTCTGCCCGTTGATTGCCTTCGTGTTGACGGCGATCACTGTGCGATCGCCAGCCTTGCCGTCCGTGCGGATCGTGATCGTGTCGCCGGAGACCTGCCCGGCGGTGTGGGAGACGAGGGTCGGGCCCGCCGCCGGGTTCGGGCTGGTTTCGCCGTGGTCGTCGTGGCCGGGCGCGTCGGCCTGCTCCGTGAGCAGGTACACCGTGCCGTCGGGGAGCGCTTCGGCTTCGGCGCGGGTGCTGACGATCTTGATGTCAGCGAGCGCGATCGGCTTCCCGTGCTCGTCGACGAGGGGTGTGCCGCCGGGCGCGGGGGCCGGGGCGTCGCCGGGGCCGGGGGCCGGTGCGGTGAGGAGGTCCCCGAGGGTGAGTGTCTGCCCGTCGGTGAGGGTCACGTCGCGTTCGGCGAGGAGGCCGGCCGGGGAGGCGACGGACACGACGTAACTGCCCGCCCTGAGTTCGGCGGCGACGTGTCCGTCGTCGCCCGCGCTGGTGACGGAGCCGGCGACGATGAGGTCGCCGGCCGGGGTTCGCGTCGGGTTGGGGTTGGGGGTGGCGGTGATGGTGACGGTGACTGGCTGGCCGGTGGGGGTCTGTACGGTGCCCTTGATGGTGGCGGTCATGGTGGTCCTGACTGTGTAGCTGGGCGGTGCATGGGGTGGCCCGCCGCCCGCGCCGCGAGCCTCGGGGGTCGTCGCGGCGCGGGCGGCGGGGGGTTACTTGGTGTCGCGCGCTTCGAGTGCCTCGATCCGTTCGTAGATCGCGAGGTGTGCGTCGTGCGCGTGGGTGTCGATGATGCGCTGTGCGGCCTCCCGCGCGGTGCGCTCGTCGTGGATTTCGGCGGCCATCCTGCCGCCGCGCTCATCGATGCGGTCAATCCGAGCCTTCATGTCCGCGAGGCTGGCGCCGTGCCCGTCGAGCGTGTCGGCGACCCTATCGACCGTTTCGCTGACGGCCTTCACGGTGTCGCGGACGGCGTCGATGTCGACGCGGATGTTCGTCGTATGGTCGTTGCTGACCTGCGCGTCGGCGGATTGGGCGGCTTGCTTCGCCTCCTCGGCTGCGCGGGTCGCCCGTTGTAGGTGCGCCTCCATGCTCGCTTTTAGACGAGCGAAGCCGACGGCGGCGGCGCCGCCCAGACCGGCGATCAGGACGGCGACCAGACCGTTAAGCGCCTCGATGACCTTAGGGTCTGAGAGGAGGTGGGTCACTGGGCACGGTCACCGCCCGCGTCACCATCGGACAGATGCAGGTCGTCGACGGTTTCGCCGCCGGGGGTCAGCGCCCCCGCCCAGTCAATCAAGCTCGCGCCGTTGATCTTGACGGCGGAAAGCACCTGGAAGACGCTCCACGCGATACCCAGGAACACAGACGCCTGGGTGAGGAAAAGCTGCCAGGTCGCCGGGTAGGAGCCCGAGACCCAGACTGCCACGGAGACGATGACGGCGACGACCGCGAGGAGGGCCTTGCGGCGGGCCGGGGTCCAGTACGGGCGGTCAAGCGCCGCCTGCACCACGGGCCAGATGAGGCCGACGACGACCGTCACCAGGAACGGATCAGACTGCAGGCCAAGGAGAAGCTGGTTCACGTCAGGCCTCCTTCTTGGCGGCGTCGATGACGCGCTGTACGGCGGCGTCGATGTCCTCGCGCACGCCCCCGCGAATCGCGGCGACGGCGGCGTTATGGCGCTCCCACGCCTGACGGACCAGGAGGTTGTAGAAGTCCCAGTCGACGATCACCGCGGGGCCGAGCATCTGCTCATACGCGGTGCGCTCCCCGTAAGTGTTGTCGATCGCGCGGGCGCCGCCCACGGTCGTATGAATGAGGGCGTAGGCCCAGTCGCCCCAAGGGGTGCGGGTACAGATGATGTGCATTTCGTCTCCAATCAGGTCGGTGGTGGTGGCTGCGTGCGCGGGGGCCGCGCCCGAAGTCGTGGAAGTGTCGCCGCCGTCGGCGGGCTCGGCGGGCGGGCGCAGGACGTGGGTCCATAGGCCGCGCACCGTGTATGGGTGCGCGTAGAAGCTGATGGTGCGGGATTCTCCGCCGGTGTCGTCGCCCTCCCCGTCGCCTTCGGCGCTGCCCATGATGTCGCCGTGCCCGTCGATCCAGAGCTCGGCGACCGTGTCGCCTCCGGTGTAGGCGGCGACGTGGCCGACACCGCCGGATGCGGCCTCTGACAGTAGGAGGTCGCCGGGGTAGAGGTTGTCGGCGTCGCCGCCGGTCTGCGCGTAGGGGATCACGGCCCAGCCGACGGCCTCGAGGCCCGCGCGCATATCCCCCGTATAGGAGGCCGTACCGGTGGGGAGGCCGGCGCGGCGCGCGGCGGCGAGCGTCGAGGATGAGCAGTCGGCCTCGGCGATCGCGCCGGGCACCTGCGCGGTGAGTGCGTCGATCGAGTGCCGGTTCGGCTGGCTGTAGCCGACGTCGGCGACCGTCGCGTAGTAGGTCATCCAGGAGGCGAGTGCCTCCCCTGTCGTTGTCATGGGGGCTCCTATCAGTAGCCGGTGGCATGGAAAGTGAAGGCCACGGCGGTGGCCACGTCGAGATCAGGGAAGGTGAGCCTGAAGCCTGTCGCGTTGACGATGTCGACCGCCCAGCGGTCAGGAACGTGGGCGTTCACGTCCGCGTTGACCTGCCCGTAAGCGAAGGTCACGCCCACGTGGACACAGTCGTCAGGGAAACTAACCGGGAAGTTGATAAACGGGGTGACGCAGCGCTTCGCGCCGGGAACGCCCTCGTACTGCGCGAAACCCGTCCAGCGCCCGTGCTGTTCGACGCGCGGCGTCTGCGCGGGGACCGTCCCGTGGGCGCCGACAACCCAGTTGCCCGCGGCGGCACCATAGGTGATGACGGGGGTCAGTCTCGTGAGCTCCCACTGGCCGCGCTGGTTCTTCCTCCCCTCGCACTTGTGAAGGTGGTTTGACATGTCAAAGTAGATCGGGCGGGCCTGCGTGGGCGGCTGCCCGGCGGCGACGGCGGCGTTACACACGGTCACCGCCTCGTCGTAGGTGTCCACACGGATAATATGGGCAATCGACGCCGCGGTTGCGGGCCAGGTGGCGAGGATGTCCTCGCCAGCCTCGGGCGTGCGGACCCGATTCCAGTTCTCAATTGTCAAGACAATCTCCCTTACTGTCTCAGATAGGTCGCGGTGAACCTGTAATCGCGCAGCGTCGCGTAGGACGTCTGCGTTGATTGCAGGGCGATTCCGATGCGCTCGCCCTCCCCACAACGGATCATTCCCGTCGTGTGGATCGTCATATATTGCCCGGGGCCGGCGGACCCGTAGGCGTATACGGAACCGAACGCCGACGTCGGGGTGTAAACGGCCCCCCGCGCGGCGGACGTGACCGCTAGAAGCACGGAACCGTCCCACCCATATGACTTGATCGCCGCCCACGCCTCCACCTGATACACGCCCGCCTGGGGGACCGTGACCGTCTGCCCCCCGTCTGAGGACGTCCAGGTGCCGCCGGTCTCGACGATCTTGCGGCCTCCCGACAAGACCTGCAGGCGGTTCCACACCTCGCCATTGAAAACCGTCGACGAAACCTCACCCGACGCCCAGCACAAGGTCGGCTTGTCCGCGAGCGCGGCCCATGGCAGCTCGGAGACGAGGGTGCGGCGCCCGCCGATGGTCTGCCAGTAGGCGAGGCCAGTTGGGGTGAGTGCGGCGTCGTTGCCTGCGCCGTCGGCGAGCTGAATCTGCACGGCCTGGCTGGTGCGGGTCATGCTGATACGGCTGGGCGCGGGCTCCGAATACGCCTCATCCCAGCGGGTGAGGGTGAGACGGATCGGCCATTGCTGGACGGCTTCGGGCGTGGTTGGGGGCCAGGTGGCAGTGACCCTAATCTGCCGGTCGTCAGTTGCTTCGAGGTCCCCAATGTTCAGCGTCAGAGTCCGGGCGGTGGCCTGACTGGTGGAGGTGGAGATGACAGCGGCCTCACCGCCGATCAGGTAGGACGCCGTGACTGTGGCCCCGGCGGGGGCCTGCAGGACGAGAGTGACACGCAGGTCACGCACCGCCTTACCGGTCGTGGGCGTGGACGCAGTTTCGACATGCTCAGGGCCCCGACGCGGATGCTTCGCGATCTCGAAAACCGGATGCGCGCCCTGCCAGGTGGCCCGCGTCGCGGGGGCCTGCCCGCCGACGCGCCCGACCGTGAAGGCAGCTCGCCAGCGCATCACCGTGTCCCCGCGAAGGACACGGGCGGCACCGACCCCACCAAGCACAAACTCCGAACCCCGCAGTTGCGCGCCACTGATCCACTTACCGGTGATCCTGTCCGCGATCAGCTCACCAGGGATGACCGCATTCTCTGCGCGAATCTTGTCCACAACCGTGAGCGTGTCGAACGCTGCAAGCTGGGCGTAGAGCGCCTCGCTGGCGACGATTTCGCGCGCCGTGACCGTGCCCGCCTTGATGCGTGAGCCGTCGATGGGCGCGCTCGCGGCTTCGGCGAGTTTGCGGGTGAGGTCGTCGCGGGCCTCGTCGATGGCGGCTTGTGCGCCGGCCAGGGCGGCGTCGGCTTGGCGTGCGGCGTCGCGGGCGGTCTTCGGCGAGTCGTTGTCA